CTCGTCGCACCACAATTTCATATGTTGCTTTCCTCTCAGGCGGTCGGGCTCCTCGGCGGAGAACAATTGCGACACCGCGCCGTTGGGCCAGGCGAGGCGCGCGGAGGCGCGCGCGTAGCGCGGCCGCTCTTCCCGCGGGCAGATCGCCATCAGCCCGGATTCGCCGAGCACCATGATGTCGCGCACGTCGTCGTGCGTCGCGCCGATCAGATTGACGATGGCGAAGGTCTTCGTCCACAGCCGCACCGCCTCGGCGCCGGCGCGCGTCTTGCCGGAGCCGCGGCCGGCGAGAATCAGCCAATAAACCCAATCGCCGGGCGGCGGCGTCTGCTCGGGCCGCGCCCAGAACGCCCAGTCGTGAAAGAGCTCGTCGCTCTCCCTCGGCGTGAGCGCAGCGAGCAGGCGGGCGCGATGGGCGGGCGCGAGCGTGAGTAGATCGGCGAACTTGTCGATCAGCTTGCGCTTGGCGGCGGGGGCTCTTGCGGCGCCACGATGCGGGCCGCATGTCTTGGCGGCTTGGACGTTGCGCGCGCTCATGGCTCGGTTTGGAGAGGCGGGAGCAAACGCGCCGCCGCGCTGTTGATCTTGGCCATCAGACGTTCGTGAGCGCCTTCGTATTGGTCGGAGTTCGCCGGCGTCAGCTTGGTGAAGCCGTGATATCGGTCGAGCCGGTCGAGAATCTTGAGCATGCGGTCGATCGCCGGCAGATCGCTCTCTTCGGACTTGGCGGAAAGCTTGGCGCTCATCGCCTCGAGCCGGACGATCTGCAGCCGCGCGTGATCCTGCGCCGGCGCAACCCAGCGGCGCCTGAGCTCGTCGCGCAGCATCGACTCGACCCGCTTGCGCGATAGCCCTTCCTTTGCGGCGATGGCGTCGACGCCTTCGCCGGCGACGAGCGCGGCGAGGATTTTCGGCCCTCGCCGAACAGGCGCGGCTGTGCGCGCGCGGATGGGCGCGTCGGCTGGCGGCATGGAAAGATCCTGAAAAGCGAGGGGAAGGGAAGGGCGAAAAAAACGCGCCATCTCCACTGTGAACAACTATGCCTCGATCGGCGTAACCGGGCAAGAAATTGTTGTGGCGGGATGGCTTGCGGCGAATATTACGCCAACAACTTCAAAATATTAGGCCTCCCAGCGGCGCGTCAGCGCCTCCGGCTCCCGCCGAAGCCCAACTCGACCACGTTCCAAACGACGATCGTGATCGCGACCGCGTCGAAGGCGTAAGTCAGCCACGCCGGCGCCGCTCCTTCCGAGCGCGGCTGATACCAGTGCGCGGCGGCGGCGAGGAACAGCGAGAACGGCGCCAGGCCGGCGAGCGCGGGCGGCTTGCCGCGATCGGCGAAGCGCTTGGCGCTGAGAAAATACTCGGCCACCGCACAGAGGATAAGCGCGAAGGCGTAGACGAGGAGATAGGCGTGCGTCGCGACGACGATCGGATCGATGAACGCTTCGTGCGCCAGGTCGCGCGGCCCGCTCGGCGCGATCATCAGCGCGATCGCGGTCATGACGAGCGCGATTCCCACCGGCGGCGCGCTCGCGCGCGCCCACGTTCCCCGGTCGACGACGCCTTCGGCCTGCCGATAGAGGAAGCGAAAGCGCTCGGCGCGGGACGTCGGCGTCATCACTCTCTCAGGAGATCGTTGATGCCGGTCTTGGCGCGGGTCTGCGCGTCGACCGTCTTGACGATGACCGCGCAATAAAGCGAGGGGCCGGGCGAGCCGTCGGGAAAGGGCTTGCCGGGCAGCGAGCCGGAGACGACCACCGAATAGGGCGGGACGAAGCCGACATGGACCTTGCCGGTGGCGCGATCGACGATTCTCGTCGAGGCGGAGATGAACACGCCCATCGAAATGACCGAACCCTGGCCGACGATGACGCCCTCGACGACTTCCGAACGTGCGCCGACGAAGCAATCGTCCTCGATGATCGTCGGATTGGCCTGCAGCGGCTCGAGCACGCCGCCGATGCCGACGCCGCCCGACAGATGCACGTTCTTGCCGATCTGCGCGCAGGAGCCGACGGTGACCCAGGTGTCGACCATCGTCTTCGCGTCGACATAGGCGCCGAGGTTGACGAAGCACGGCATCAGCACCGCGTCGGGCGCGATATAGGCGGAGCGGCGCACGATGCAGCCGGGCACGGCGCGAAAGCCGGCGGCGCGGAAAGCGTTCTCGCCCCAGCCCTCGAATTTCGACGGGATCTTGTCCCACCACGCCGCGCCGCCGGGCCCGCCCGGGATCACGGCGTTGTCGTTGAGGCGGAACGAAAGCAGCGCCGCCTTCTTGAGCCACTGGTTGACCTTCCAGGAATTCGGACCCGTCGCGCCAGGGATTTTTTCGGCGACGCGCGCCTTGCCGCTGTCGAGCAGGCTCAGCGCTCGGTCGACCGCGTCGCGCACGTCGCCGTGCGTGCGCGCATTGATCGCGATGCGATCCTCGTAGGCCTGTTCGATGAGGGTTTGCAGCTTCAAGTCGGACATGAGCGTTTCCACATTTTTTCGCGCGGCGAGGTTTCTTCGCTGGCGCGGCGGATGTCAATGGCGACGCCAACACGCCGTCACCAGAACCGATGTGGAAAGGGCGCAGAGGGAAACGCCAAGGGCTTCGGGCCGGACTCGGCCCGAAACGGGGCGAGGCGTCAGGAGCTGGGAGCCTCGCTCACGGCGCCACCAACCTGACGCTCACCACCGCCAGCCCATCGCCGTCGAGATCGCCGCTGTCACGCACGGGGACGCCGACGATCTTGCAGTCGTGCGCGGCGCCGCCGAGCGTCTGGCGGCCGAGCGCCAGATCGGCGCCGCTCGGGGCGAGCGCGGCGTCGAGCGCGTCGAGCGCGGCGTTGATCGCGCTCGCGCCGGGGGTCGAGGGATCGCGGGAGTCGAAATAGAGGAAGAGCTTGGCCTCGAGCGTGCGCTTCGGCGTCGCCGGCGAAGCCCACTGATAGGTCTCCGGCCCGGATTCCAGTTGGAACAGCGCCGGGCGCAGCGCGGCGGGGACTTCGCTCCACAGCTTCATTTTGCGCGAAGCGAGGCCCCAGGGGTAGGCGGCCGAGACGACGGCGAACAGGGCGGAGAAGGCGGCTTCGCGGCTCATGCGTCCTCCCAGGTCTCAGCGGGCGTCGCGGCGAGCGCGGCGAGGATTTCGGCGCTCATTTCGTCGAGGCTCGATCGCAAGTAGGAGCGCTGGGGAATGACCGAGCCGGGATGCTCGACTTTGGCCGCGAAACGCATCGCGCCGCCGGCGAGGAAGGCGAGAACCTTCGCCTTGACGGGCAGGATTTCGTGCGCGCCGGTCTTGCCGCCGTATTCCTGGATCGCCGCGTATTTGACGTCGCCGTACGAGCCGACCGAGGCGGAAACCTCGTCGCCGTCGTTCGAAACCTCGGCGCCGATCGAGGCGAGAAGCGCGCCCGAGCGCGCGGCGAGGACTTGGCCCGAGAGCTTTTCGGACTTCACCTTGTCGGCGAGCGCGCTCGCGAGATCCTGCGCCTTGGCGGCGAGCGCGCTTTGCACCGCGTCGGGGAAGGCGTCGAGGCGCGCTTGCAGCGCCTCGGCGCCGTCAATCGAAAGGCTCAGCATCAGACCGCCACCCGACGATAGGGCTGCAGCAGCGCCATGACCGGCGCCGAGATTGCGGACGTGTCGTAGGCGATCGTCTCCTGCCCGCCGAGCGACTTCGAGCGCAGGCCGATGCGTTCGGCGGCGCGGAAGCGCTCAGCGGCGAGTTCGAGCGCGGCCTGCGCGACGTCTTGCGGGACGTAGCCGTAGGAAATCGCCACGGCCGCGCCCGCGTCGCCGACGCTGAACGTATAAGCGCCGCCGGCGACGCAATATTGGCCTGTTGTCGGGGCGGAAGAAACCGCGCTCAGCGCGGCGCCGGAGCCGGCGTAGACGACGCCCAAGTCGATCGCCCACGGTCCGTATGGCGCGAGCGCGCTCACCGTCCACGGCGTCGAGGCGGGGACCGCCTGCGCCTCGCCTTGCACGGCGTAGCCGGCGACATAGGCGACGACGAGATTCTGTCGCCGCGGTCGGACGCGCCGGCCGAAGATGTCGAGCGCCTGCTGGCGCCCCGGCGGCGCGCCGTCGTCGGGCCGCAGGAGATAGCCGAGCGTCGGCCGCGCGCTCGCGGGCGCGGCGGGCGGGATCGGCTCGCCGTCGAGCGTCACCGACGTCACTCGCAGCACCGGCCAATGACGCAGGAACAGCCGCTCGCGCTCGGCGTCGATGACTTCGCTGTAGTCTTGCGGCAGCAGGCCCGGGCGGCTCAGCGCGGCGTAGACGGCTCGGCTCGCCGCCGTGATCAACGCCGACAGCGTCGCGTCGTTGGGCGAAGCGCCCGCGGGCAGGCCGAGCCACGCCTTGAGCGCGGCGAGGTTGGTCAGATCGTAAGGCGACATGGGAGCTCGGAGGTCGGAGGACAGAGAACAGAGAACGGAGAACGGAAAACAGAGGCGCAGGACTCCTGTCCGTCCTCCGTCCTCCGTCTTCCGTCATCCGTTACCGATGTTGGTGAGGATGCCGACGCCGAACGGCGCGTAGACGGCCAAGACTTCTTCGGCGTAGACGCCGAATTCGCGCCGGCGGGTGCGCAGCGGCCAGTCGACGCGGTAATAGTCGCGCCGCGTGAGAACCTCGGCGACATTGGGCGTCTGGTTGGACTGGTACCAGACCGGCAGGCGCTCGCAGAGCGCGAGGATGGTGCCCGGCGGCAGGTCGGGATGGACTTTCACCGGGATGTCGAAGCCGCCGTCGACGCTGAACGGATTGTAGTACCAGCGCACCACGCCCGAAGCCGAGACGCCGTAGGGCCCGCCGTTGTCGCTGTCGGCGGCGACGTTGTAGCGGATCAGCGGGCCCGACGCGTTGGTCAGGCACTTGTTGGTGATGTTCTTTTGCTCCTGCGCGTTGACGTAGAGCACGGTCGGCGAGAGCCGATACGTGTTCCACATTTGCACCAGCATATTGTCGATCTCGACCACCGAGCCGCGGCCCGAGGCGGTGAGGAACGCGCCCGTTCCCGCCGTTCCCGATCCCAGCGCCTGGACGTAGGCGCTGTTGGTGGGGTTGAAGCCGACCGTGAGCAAGCCGTCGAAGGCGAGCGTCGCGTTGCGCGAATTGTCGCCGGTGATCGCGCTCGCGGCCTGCTGGCCGGAGACGAGCGGCGCCGAAAACGCGGCGCTGTTGATCGAGGTGATCGCCTGCAGCGTCTCCGAGCCCGCGGCGCCGACATACCAGGCGTAGGCGACGGCGCCGTTGACGATCGGCGCCGCGGCGTAGAGCGTCTGGCCGAGCGTCAACGCCTGCGTCGTATTGCCTGACTTGTTCGACGAGCCGCCGTTGAGCGTGTAGGTGGCGCCGTCGTTGCCGGTGATGGTCTTGGTCGTGGCGACGCCGCCCGCAACGCTCGAGTTGCGATAGCCCTCGAAGCTGAGCGCGACGACGATCACCGAATAGGTCGCGGCGGGGAGAGTCGCGCCCGTGCCGGAGGCGGAGAGCGTCGGCGCGCCCGGCGCGCCCAGCGCCAGCGAGGTGTTGCCGCCGAGCAGCGCGGTCTCCTCCTTGCGCATCGTCTTCTGCAGCAGGCGCAGCGTCGCGGTCGAGTCGATGTCCTCGAAGCCTTGCGCGGCGGCTTCGGCTTCGAAGGTCACCGTGTCTTCCTCGCCGAGCGTCAGATAGGGCGCGACCTGGAGCTGCGCGGCGTAGGACATGCTCGCGGTGCGCTGGCCCTCGGGCACCCAGCCCATCGCGTCGTAGCCCGAGCCGGTGACCGAGGTGATGGTGCGCCAGCGCGCGGCGTCGCCGGGATTGAGCCGCGCGACGCGCGGCAGCGAATTCCGCAGCGGCGTGATGACGGGATAGAGGTTCTTCGCCGGCGCCTGAAGATCGTAGGCGGTCAGGCCGGTGGCGAGCGTCACGCTCTTGGCGAGCGACTCCTTCATCAGGCCAAGGGTTTCTTGCGTGGTCTGGGCAATGTTCATGGGCTTGTCCTTGTGGGGGTTGGAGGGGAGGCGGCGTCGAAACAGGCGCGCGCCGGCGGCCGCGGCGCGGGTGGGCGTCGCGGGTGGGCGGGCGTGAGATCAAGGCACGAAGCGCGGCGGCATGGGAAAGGGTGTCGCCTGTGCGAGGGGGCCAATTCGGAAAGCCGAACTTCCAAGCAAAGCGCTTGCGGCCGCTGCGGCCGAAAGGCTCATGTATTAGCTGGTCAACTAAATCGCGAGCGCCTAGACAGTGGGGGCACGCGTTTCCGCGATGGGGGGCAACACGTGGTCGCCGAGATTTTTGCTGGGATGAGCGCCATTAAGTCCGCCTTCGATATCGCGAAGGGACCTAAGGATATTGACGATGCCACCCGTCGCAATGCGGCGGTCATAGACCTTCAGGAAAAGATCCTCGCCGCACAGGAGGCGCAGGCGACGTTGATTGAGACGGTACGCGAGCTTAAAGCACGCGTGGCTAGCCTCGAAACATGGGAAACAGAGAAGCAGCGATATGAACTTAAGGATGTCGGGGAGGGGTCGCTCGCTTACGTCACGAAGGAAGCGATGCGCGGCGGCGAACCTCCGCATCAAATATGTGCACGCTGTTTCGAGCATGGGCGCAAATCCATATTGCAACCCAACTCCAGAAACTGGATCAGGCTGCTGTTCTGTCCAGAATGCAAGACGGAGCTCAGGATCGGGTTTGAGACCCCGACGATCGCTTGACAACGCCGCTTGGTTTTTTGGCCTTGGGCAGCCGCAGATTCCAAGTCACGGTGCCGTGCCCTGGACCGCGTAGCAGCGGATGAATGGTTGGCTTCAATCAGGCGCTCGCCATGAGGAAGGTCGCCCGCGAGGATGGCGCGCTTGAGCGCTAACCTGACAGAGAGGAACAGTTGCCTTCAATTGGTCCGGCTCGGCTTGGAAGGAGCCTCTTCTTTCTCGAAAAGTATCCAACGCAATTCGATTCCCATGCCGGCGAGATACTGCTTGAGATTGTTGACCAAGTTCCTCCCATCCTGGCTCAGCTCAAAAAGGGAGTAGATTTGGATCGCGAATGGCCGTCCGCGCGTGAAGGGAAAACGTTCGTTGACCTCACCCGATTCGATTACATCGAGTTGGCGATAGACTTTCGCTTGTAGCAGCTCGAGATGCCGGCCTTCGTCGATGTCCCAGGGCAAGTGATCGCTGATCGTCAGCACCGCTTTTCCTGTCGCGCGCTCAACCGAAATGTGGTCGAGCATATCGAGGTCTTCTATGGTCACGGAGGCCCCCCGAAATTCATGTCGTCCAAGTTCGCGGGGCGGACCACCTCGACCTTGGTCGGAGGAATCCTGGTCCCGCCTGGAAACCCCGGCTTTCCCGCGCCAGCGATCGTCGCTCCGCCTTCCTCGATTTCAGGAAACGCGATTTCTTGATTGGGGGTCAAGGGCGCTGTCGCCGAGGACTTGCACTCGATACACCGTATCGTGTTGGTCGTCGGATCGCGAATCAAATAGTCCAAACGCGTTGTAGCGCCACTGGCTGTTCTCGCTGTCGCTTGTTCTGCGGACTCGACTGCCGCGTCGGCAATTCGGCCTCCAACCTGATTGTCGAACGCTTGCCCGCGAGCTTGTTCGCCGCCAGTTGAATCGCCCGCCGCTCCGCAAGCGTCAACGTCTCTGCCGTGGTCTCTTCCGCAGCCCCGACGCCCGGGACCAGTGACAGCCCGGCCTCGAGGGTGGCGGCGGCTTCGTAAAGGCCGAACCGGACGTAATCGCCTCGATGCCAAGCCTGGACCGCGAGAGCGCTGTAATGCGTCCCAGGAACGGCGTTCCAAAAACTGGTGAGAAGCGACTGTGCCGCCGAAGGCGTCTCGGGTGCGGAGGGGATGGCCGACGCCGTCGAGGCGTCGGACGTGACTTCGCGCCCTCGCGTCGTCGAGGCGTCCGCCACCTGCACGGGCGGGGTCTCGGACCGAGCAGAAGCGCTCCCCTCGGCTTGCCAATCGCCGCTCGTCCATCGCCCGCTGACGATTCCGTTGCCAGGGGGCACGTGCGGCTGGCGGGGGTTGTAGGCGCGGTCGAGATCGGCTGGCGCGGGCGGCGCGCCGAGCGCTGCGAGGATCGTGCGTGGGGCACTCCGGCCTTCATCAGACCGTCGGCGATGAAGAGACGGCGGGCGTCGTCGCGCGGCTCGTTGAGGCGCCCGGTGCCGGCGAGCGCCAGATGGGTCAGCGCGAGCGGCGCATCGCCCTCGCGGGCCTTCGCCAGCGCGCGGCGCACATGCGTCGCGCCGGAAGCGTCGAGCGGGCGGCCGATCGCGACCGAGACGAGCGCTATCGCTCGCTCGCCTTCCGTCGTTTCGCCGCGCCGATCGGCGCGGGCTTCGGTTATCTTCGTTCCGGCGCCGAGCGTCAGCGCGCCGTCGTCGAACTCCGGCAGAGCGCGCACGCGCGCGTTCGTTCCGCGCGCGGTCCAGTCCGCGCGCAGCGTCTCGACGAGCATGGCGACGCTCCCTCGTTTAGAACCGCGGCGGGATCGGGGCGGCGAGGCTGAGCTTGGTGAGCGCGAGCGCGCGCTCGTGCGCGGGCAGCGCGGCGAGGCGCTTGATCGCTTCGTCGACGCCGCCGCCGGGCTCGCCGAACGAGTCGGCGCTCTTCGGCGCGGCGCGCAGCGCGGGAATCAGGAAGTCATTGTCGCGCAAGCGCCGCGTCGGCTTCCGCTAGCGTGCGATCGACGAATTCCTCCGCCGACGGCGCCGAAGTGTTTGGCGGCGATTTGAATTTTCCGACATGTCGAACGAGCGCGGACTTAAGCGAAGCCGAATCCCGGCCGAGCTTGCGGCCGAGATAAGCGATCATCGCCACGCGGCGGGTATCGCCCCAGGACCACCAGCGAAGCGGCGCCTCATCGGCCGCTCCCAACTCGAACACGGCCGCGCAGTCGCGAACGTCCTCGAACTTGGCGAAAACGACCTGCTGAATCGTCGCTTCGATTGTCTTCGCGAACTCCGCCGGCGCAGCCTTTGCGCTGTCGAGGCGCGCCGACGGCCAGCCGGCCGCGCCGCCGAGATCGAAATGAAGCGCGCACTCCCAGTCCGCCAACCGAGCGTAAATGTCTCGGTAGGCGTCGGGAAGGTAGCGCAGCATGGTTTCGTTGGCGAAGGCGTCCGCGGGCGGATGGCGCAGGCTGACGTCGGCCGCGATGAACTGGTTCGGCCTTCCCCAGCTGCTAAAGGCGAGGAAATGCTCAACGTCCGGCGAACTCCATTTCGCTCGGTAGCCGAGAATGTTCATGTCTTCAGCGGCCTGTCGCCCGGCCGGTGCGTAATCGGCTCGCTGGAGCGCGTCGTTAAGGAGCGCGACGAAGTCGACCGGCTTGTTCTCGCCGGCGAACGGCATCGGGATGGTCTTGGCAAACCTGATCGGCCGCTCCATTCGGCGGAGCGACGCGCGAAAGCGCTCGAGACCGCCGAACAGAGCTTCGAGCGCCGCCTCCGCCGCGGATCGCTTCGCCTCAGGCGCCCGTTCCGGGCGCGCAACGATATGATCGGTATAGTGCGGCGTCTTCGTGGGCGGAGGATCGACCGACTTGTCCGAATGGCGATCGCTCGTCGACGGACCCATCGAAAACTGGGGGTTCTCCGGCGGATCGTTTGCCGCTGGGCCGGTCATTGTTCCATGCTCCCGATATAGCGCCGCGTGTAGACGGGGATGTGCGCGAGCCACAGGCGAAATCGAAGGTAACGCGAGCGAATGTTGAGGTTCTCGCAGCCATCGCAGGCTGCGTCATAGGCGACGCTCGTCAGCCATCCGCCAAGCGAAGGCGCGTAGACGCCTCCCAATTCGTAAACCGCGATGTCCTTTTCCACTTGGGAGAAATTGAGGGCAATGACATCGAGCTTCGTTGTCTTGACCTCAAAGCCGACAAGTTCCCCGGTCTCGGGATCGAGAGCCACGAAATCGTAGACGCGCGGCGTCGCGAAACCGGGTATTTGTACTGCGACCGCTTTCCCGCGCGCAAGAATCACGAGACCGGCGGCCGCGAAATCGGCGTCGCTTTCCGCGACGGCGCGAGCATGCTGCGCGTTTGGTCCGACGCCGTTGAACGGCGGATTGCCGCTCTCCGCGGCCTCCGCTGTTCCAACAGGGATTAGATACTGGGGCCAGTCGTCGGAAGAGTCCGCGATCTGAACGTCTTGCGCTCCGCGGGTGCGGGGCGCCGCCGTGGTTTCCGCCGAAGTCTCATCAGGAGAACTCGATTCATCCGGCCAATCCCCGCTCGTCCACTGCCCGCTCGGCCGCCCGTTGCCGGCGGGCACGCGCGGTTGGTCGGGGTTGTAGGCGCGGTCGAAGCCTCGAGCGGGCGGCCGATCGCGACCGAGACGAGCGCTACGGCGCGCTCGCTATCCGCCGCCTCGTTGCGCGAAACGCCGCGCGCCTCGGCGATCTTCGTCCCGGCGCCGAGCGTCAGCGCGCCGTCGTCGAACTCCGGCAGAGCGCGCACGCGCGCGTTCGTTCCGCGCGCGGTCCAGTCCGCGCGCAGCGTCTCGACGAGCATGGCGGCGCTCCGGGTTCAGAACCGCGGCGGGATCGGGGTGGCGAGGCTGAGCTTGGTGAGCGCGAGCGCGCGCTCGTGCGCGGGCAGCGCGGCGAGGCGCTTGATCGCATCGTCGACGCCGCCGCCGGGCTCGCCGAAGGAATCGGCGCTCTTGGGCACGGCGCGCAGCGCGGCGCGGGCGGGCAGCGGCTGGGCTTCGAGCGCGCCGACGCGCCGGCGCAGCGCTTCGACATCCGGCGCCAGCGCCGCGAGCGTCTTGCGCAGCGCTTCGTTCTCTTCGGCGGCGCGTTCGAGCTTATGGGCCGCCTGAGCCAGCGCCGAGGCCGCCTTGGCGAGCGCGTCCGAGGGGGAGGGGGCCTCGGTCGCCGCCGGCGTCTCGGCGCTGGCGGGCGCGGCGGCGACCGCCGCGCCTTGGACGTCGTCGAGCGACGGCTCGCCCGGCGCGTGGGGCTCCGCGCTCGGATCGGCCGCACGCGCCGCGAAGGCGCGCTTCTCGACGACGCCGTCCTTGATCACTTCGAAGGTCGCGCCGGGCACGCAGGGCAGGTCGACCAGCGAGATTTCGCTCGGCTCGGCGGTGTAGCGGGTCAGGCCGCTGTCGGGATCGGGCCAGCGCTTGACGTAACGGCCGCCCTGGCTGAAGCCGGTGTAGACGCCCTCCGTCACCTTGCGCCATTCGTCGTCGTCGACGATCTTCGCCGCCACCAGAATGCGCTTGCCCTCGTCGTCGAAGGAAATGTCGGTGAGCTTGCCGGCCGCGACGCGGCCGTGCATCGCGCGCACCGCGCCCAGCGATTTGCCGCCGCTGGCGGCGAGCGCGTCGGCCGACCAGGCCTCGAAATAGGGCTTGGTCGAAGCGTAGTCGCAGATTTCGCCGACGCGATCGGGCTCTTCGGCGGTCGCGACGCCTTGGACGATGCGCTGGTCGAGATCGACCTTGGCGAGGGGCAAAAAGAGATCAAGCGTCGACATGCGTCGCAGGCTCCATTGACGGGTGAGGAAAGGGGGAAGCGGCGCGTCGGGCGCTTCGTCTGGCGATTTTCAGCAGGGCGGGGCGCGAGCGTTGCGCTGGCGCGGCGACCGTCCCGGCCGCCTCGGCGCCATTACCCCATTGTTGAGCATTATGCCGCGAACGGCGTAACCAGGCAAGAAAATGTTCGTGGTTTGTTCTGAACGTCGAGCTGGCTTTGGCGCGGCGCGACGATCCGCGACATCCACCTCGCCGACGATCCCGAGGGAAATCGAAGGCCGTAGCGACAAGGCGAAGGGCCTGGCGCTGAAGACCTGCTATTTGAAGAAGGCCTGAGGAACGAGGGGCGGGGGCGGGCGAACGCAACCCGCGCGCCCTTCTCCCGTTGCGGGAGAAGGTGGCCGACGGAGCCGGCCGGATGAGGGTACGCGCCATCAGGCGCCTCGGCTGCGTGTCGCTATGATAAGCGCGATGTCGGAACGTGCGCGCGCAGCGCCGCGCCCTTGGCCGCAGTTCGGCAGAGAGCGCCGTCGACCTCATGAAAGCCTCTTTTTTCCGAAGTTTCGAGGCTGTCAATGGCGCGCGTTTCGCGCGCCGCCTCCGGCGGCCGAAGGCCATTGACAGCCTCGAAACTTCGGAAGTTCATGCTTCCATGAGGGCGACGGCTTCGCGTGTGACGGAGAGGGGCGAGGCGGCTCGGGCGGAGAAAGTCCAGCGCGGATCGCGGGGGGCGCGAAATTGGGGAATTCTTGAGCGGTTGGCGTAATGCCGCCCTAATGATGTAATGCGCACCTCATAGCGCGATTGGTTTTCATTCTTCATCCTGTTCGAATCTAAAAACTCGCATCGCTGCGACGCGCTCAAAAGTCTGACCCGCGACCCTCGCGTTCCACGCGTCTACCGTGAATTGTTGCCCCCGGGCCGACGGTAGCCAGAGATCGTCGAGCGAACTCACACGAGATCGGGCTCGCCAGCGCACAAGACCCATATGTTCAAATTCGCATTTATCCGTCAGACCAGAGAGCACTGCTTCTTCAAGGCCTTCAATTTCATGACGCATCCGAGTTGTTACGTGCCGCCGTTCGAGCGCCAAGTCATCCGCCATCGATTCGAGGCCCTCGATTCGCAAGTCGATGTCCCCACGCTCCGGCGCTTGGGCGGGAAGTGCGCGGCGCTCTTTTCGCAGTGTCCGGATTGACGCCCAAATCTCCAATTCAAAACGGGTGCATTCGGCTTCGTAGCCCCGGATGCGTTCGTCCAGCGCGTCTTGCGCTTCGCCGAGCAGCCGAAGACAATCAAGATCGACTGCGCCAAGAAAGTCCCAATATGCATTATCCAACGCCTCCTCAACCGATTCGGGCGGATCGTCCTCGGCCAGACGAGGGAAAGATGCCGGCAGTTCGAGAAGGCGCGCTGCGGCAGTTGTTCCGTAGGTTTCCCCGTGATCGCTCACGGCGGCGACGAGAATGGCCTCGCGATCGCCAAACGCCGTCTCCGCATACGCCCGACCGAAAGCGAGCCAACCGCTGCGATGCCGAAACGGCGCGACCTCCCAGCCGGGCCCGTCGTAAGCGAAAAGCGCGAGGTCGACTTCGACAGGAAAGGCGCAGACGTCGAACCCCATATCCACGCCTCGCAGGTCAGGGGTTCAGCTCCCACCGGATGGTGAATATCGGCGTCAGCTTGGGCTCGACTTTCAGGCTCGCCTGAATCTCGTCGAGCAAGTCCTCCACCTCCTTGCGGATTGATTTCTTCCGCTCAAACTTCGCCATCATTTGCTCGTCGCGCTGCGCAATCATGCGATTGATTTCGCGCTTTCGCTCCACCTTTTCGGCGACGCTCAGGCCCCCGGCCATCCGCATCTCCTTGCGCTTCGCCTTGATCGCGTCGTCGAGCGTCTTGATTTCTGCATCCGCCGCCCTTTCCAGATCGTCCGCATAGGCGTCCAACTTGTCGGACTCGCGCGCGAGATGTTCGCCGCTGAGTCGCTCGGCGTCATCAAGCTTGCGCCTACGGGTCGCGGCCTCTCGCGACACCAGATCCACGTCCGGCGAGCTCGTCGCCGGCCCGGCCTCAATTGTTGCTGGGATATGCAACATCCGGTCGAGCGCGCGCTCGTCGAGTTCGACGCCATCGTCAGAGATTGCTGACAGCAGCAGGTGATCGACGCGCCGGTTCGCAATCTTGACACCAAGGCGCGAAACTTTGAGCCAACCGGCCCGTCCGATATGTGGTGCGAGGTCTGAGAACTGCCCGTCCCCATTGCGGGCCGAATACGAAAACTTGAGATTGCCGACCGGGAGCGAACGAGCCTTCGCCCGTTCGACGAGTTCATGTGCGAGGTTGTCGTCGGTGAGACGGAAGAAGCGCCATTCGTTTTCATCGGCGATCGGCCATTCCGTTGTCCAAGTTTCGCCGCCGTATTCGAATCGCGCTCGCTCCGCCCCTTGATCGTGAAACTTGGCCTCGGGCAGTTCGGCGCGCGCTACCGCAATGAGCCGCTCCTCGAAGTCGCCCAGGGCGCGATCTAACACTTCCTTACGATCAGCCAGGATGCGAACGACATCCCTGTCAAACGCGCCCAAGAGCTTGCCGCGGGCGTCGACAATCTCGGCTTTGATCTGCTCTTCGAGTTCGCCTCTGAGTTTATCGAACGCCGCGTCGATTTCCGCCGTGGTTCTTGCGGTCTGTTGGATTTCGAAGACCCGCTTGGCGAAGTCCGTGCCGCTCTCGATGGCCCCCAGCACTTCGTCGCTCGCGCCGAACACCCCGCCAAAGAGTTTGAACTTCTCATCCAACAGCTCGAACACACGCTCCTCGGCGCGGTTCTTGGTGTTGAGCAGATTGATCACCATCACGTCGATCTTCTGCCCGTAGCGGTGGCAGCGCCCAATGCGCTGTTCGACGCGCTGCGGGTTCCAGGGAAGGTCGAAGTTGATGACGAGAGAACAGAACTGGAGGTTGATGCCCTCCGCGCCCGATTCGGTGGCAATCAGGATTGTCTTATCGATCTTGAAGGACTCGACGATTGCCGCCTTCATGTCGGCCGACTTGGACCCAGAAATGGCGTCCGATCCCGCGTGCCTTGCCTTCCAAGCTTCGTAAATGCCGACGCTGACGGAATCCTTGTTCTGCCCGTTCATGAGGGCAATTTGGTCCTCGTAGCCATTCGCTGATAGCAGGTCGGCGAGATATTCTTGCGTGCGCACGGACTCGGTGAAGATGACCGCCCTGCGACGTCCGCCGGCTCTTTCGATTCTGTCGAGGACCGCTCCGAGCTCCGCCAACAGCGTCTGGCCCTTGGCATTCACTTTGATGCTTCGGGCGAGATCGCGGTAGGCGATCAATTCGTCGATTTCCGCCTTGAGCTTCTTCGCGTCGATTGGCTCTTCTTGGCCTGAAGCCTCCTCGCCGTCGTCGGCGTCCCACTCCTCGGCGATTTCGTCCGCCGTGTCGATGTCGGCGAAATCCTCCGCTTGCAAGGCTTCCAAGCGCTTGAGACGCTCAATGATGAGCGTCAAAGTGTCGGCGACCGCAAATGTCGACGAACCAAGAATCTTTCGAACGACGAGGGTGACAAGCTGGTTCGGCTTAGCACCGAACGCGATCGTGTCCTTCCTCTGAAGGTAGGCCGACAAGCCGTTATAAAGGCGGACCTCAGGTTCGTGCGGCTCGAACTTGAACGTCGTCGAAATTCGCCGCGTGTAGTTGATGTGCCCCGCCGCCTGAACGTCTTTGCGCAGCGTGCGGCGACAGATCGGCTTCAGCCGATCGCGCAGAATCGCGAGGTTGGCCGTCGTCGGTGCCCCCCCGTAGTTTATTCTGAAGCTCGCTTCGTCGCCGAACAGCTTGTCGTCGACGACCGAGACGAGGCCGAACAACTCCATCAGCGAGTTTTGCAAAGGCGTCGCGGTCAGCAGCAATTTGAACCGGTCCTTGACCGCCCGGCGCAGCGCAACCGCCCGCTTCGATGCGCCCTTCTTATAGACGTTGCGCAGTCGATGTGCCTCGTCGAAGACAACCAAATCCCAAGCGACCGCTGCCACCTCTGCTTCACGCCGCGCCGCGAACTCGTAAGAGGTGACGACGACTTTGTCGACGGCCTCGAATGGTCGCGCGCAGCCTTGCTTCTTCAGGTCGTTGAACGTCTTGGATTCCAGTATCAGCGCGTCGATTCCAAACTTCTCGCTCAGCTCCTGGGTCCATTGCTTTCTCAGCGAAGCGGGGACGATGAGAAGCATTCGACGCCTTCGTTCCGCCCATCGTTGGGCGATCACGAGCCCAGCTTCGATCGTCTTTCCGAGCCCCACTTCATCGGCGAGAACCGCGCCCCGCGGGATCGGCGGCGCCAAGGCAAACAACGCCGCGTCCACCTGGTGCGGATTCAATTCGACGCGGGCAGTCGCAAGAGACTTGGCGAGCGCGTCATCGTCCACCCCTTCCAAGGTGATTCGGTGGGCAAGATACTGGCTGTGAAACTGAGTGAAACTTGGCATCGCGCGTTACAAATAGCCGCCGTCCGTTGAGTCGAAAAATTAAGTATAGGCGTCTTTCCGCCTGTGCCAAAGATCATAGGCATTCCGACGACACTTTACTAATTCCCAATTTGTCCGCTTCGCGACGGCCTTTCGGGCGTTCACGTCAGCGCGAGCGCGATGTGGCGTTCAATTCGTCCGCCATTTCAAAAGCCTAGAGATTGTTCTTTCTGAAAACAACAATTCATGCTATGCTTATTTTATTGAATTTCCCGCCTCCGGGGACCCCAGCCATGGCGACGACCCACAAGAAATCCCGCGCCGCTCGCGCCAGCTCGGACGCCGCCCAGCGCAGTGCCGCGCGGCGGCCGCCGGCGCATCACAAGACCCGGCGCATTCTCGGGCGGCTGACGATGGGCGCCTCGGCGGCGAATGTCGTCAACGTGGACAAGGTCACCATCCGCCGCGTGCGCCGGATCGTCGCCGACGCGCTCGCCGAGCGCGAGGTCGATCCGCCCGCCGGCTTCGTTCCGTCGCAGACCGGCCGGCTCGGCGACGCGATGGTCCTCGCCCGCACGACGATGAAGGAGGGCGATCGTCAGGCGACGGAATGGCGCCGCCGCCCACTCATTTCCCTCTTCGCCGCACGATCGCAAACCGGACAGAAAACGGCGCCCAAGTTGTTGACATTCCCCTACACGGGACACGGATCGGCTTGTCGTGATCTGTCGCGGCTTCACGGCGAAAGCCCGCGCGATCCCAATCCCCAGCGGGGCTCCTCGGGGGCTCATCGAGCGGTCGCCGGCGTGTCGACGGCGCGGAAAAAATCCGCGCCGCAGCGCCTTGATATCGCTCGATCGCCGGAAAACGACGCGGCCGCGCCGACGCCGCCCTAGCGCACCAGCACGTTCCGGAACTGCCAGGGGTCGGAGGCGTCGATGTCCTCGGGGAAGAGGCCCGGGCGGCCGGTCAGCGGGGTCCAGTCGGTGTAGGCGCCGATCACCGGCCCGAGGTAGGGCGTCTGCACTTCGAGGCAGCGGCGGAAGTCCATTTCGTCGGCTTCGACGATGCCGGCTTTCGGGTTCTCCAGCGCCCACACCATGCCGGCGAGCACGGCGGAGGTCACCTGCATGCCGGTCGCGTTCTGATAGGGCGCGATCGCGCGCGTCTCCTCGACCGACAATTGCGAGCCGTACCAGTAGGCGTTGCGCGCGTGGCCGTAGAGCAGCACGCCGAGCTCGTCGATCCCGTCGAGAATTTCGGCCTCGCCGAGAATGTGATGCTCCTTCTGCACTTGGCCGGCGCGGCCGAAGAGTTCGTGCAGGGAGAGCACCGCGTCGTCGCAGGGG